TGGTCTACGGTCAAGGACAGGGTATGGGTACAAACGGTTCCTTTGACATAGCCACACTCACAGATCACCTTTTCATAAATTTTATTTATGACCGCCATTCTACCATCAAAGGAAACTTTGAGGGTAACAGATGTTACGGTAAGGTTGGAGACGATCTTTGGATCTACGATCCAGACCGTATCTTTGAGCGTTTTTATGGGGAGATTAATCTCCCTATCAATCTTGCTAAGTCGAAGGAGTTCGGAAAGCTGGGTTCACTTGGTGAATTTTGCTCTCGAACATACCTTAACGGAATCGACTGCTCTCGGATTAGTCCGAAGATAGTCAATAAATCCGCTGATTACCGATACATACCAATGTTACTCGGTTTATGCTCATCTAGAGGAATTCAATTAGACAGTTCGTCTTTCCCCTTCCTTAGCACTATTGCTAAAGGAAGCTCGGAAACGTACTTTAAGTCCCTCCAAGACTGGATAATCTCTTACCTTACCTTAGGTCGCCACTCGCGTGGTAACTTTGTCAGTTTGGATAGAGAATATCTAGTTAAAGGGAATTGGCTCACTCCAGAAAGCATCGCTTTCCTTGATAACGCCGATAATCTGACTAAATTGTCTATAGCTCACAGTATTGTGTCTATTGTCAAATCAGATAAAGAACTTAAAGCACTAGTGTCAGAAACTCTAAAGGCCAAATCCTTGGATTTTGACGAGTTCAAACCCTTACAACGTAAGGGCGCGAACCTGTGGAATCTTTCGGATCCTGCGCAGTTATCTGCGAAGAACATGGTCAAGACAGAGGAGATACTAACGCCTAAACAAATAGTTGTTATGGCTCGGTACCTCGCCCAAAACAGGTTAGTCACTGAAGGCATCGGTGATGTCTACAGTGGGGAGTTCTTGGAATCTGAGGATATCCTCAAGTTTTCAAGCGAACTTTCCAACATAGTTGCGAGGTCGTGTTACGACCAGGGCATTTTAAGCTATGACCGAAGCCGGGTTTATTCAACCCAGTTTAAGATCGTAGCTACCATGAAACGTCTGTCTTCAGACTTGTCAGTTCTCACTTTAGCGAGTTCTGATGAAGTTCAGGTTGCTAGAGGATGTATATTCTCTATGTCTGAACCGGATAGGGAGTGGCTATTGAAATTTTTACCGAAGTTAGACTTCGAACAATAGAAACTAACCTACACCAAGGTTATCCTTGGCACTCTGGGTGTTTCAATCCCAAAAACCAGTAAAAGCATTGCTAGAACTGGTTCCGACGACCCTGAATAGTCAG